AGACCGTAAAATAAAATGTTAAGTTTCAGTGATGAATTAATGATGCAAGAAGTTAGGAGATGTTGCTCCCACTACGTTGCACCTTTGACGTCGATCCACCCCGCGACGCAGGTAGCAATCAATGCACGTATTCCATCTGGTTGGTTCTTAACCTACTGCCCTTCAACGAAATCGCTCGTCATCGGTGGTAGTGTTATAGGTTTTGTCATTTTCTTGTGGCGAAACCGATCAACTGTCAGAGGTATTTTGGGAATCGGACCATATGCCTCTGCTGATACCGGATGTCTGAGAAGAAGCCTTCAGCGCTCACTCATGACTTCAACACGTAAAGAACTGGACGTATCCATGTTCCCCCTCCAAAGTTTCATCGAACCCGACCCACGAAGAGTGTCTGACAATGGTCATGCACTTAGTGGAGCGGTCCGCGATTCAGCTCGAAAGTTGATCAAGAATGCTGTCGTGGCCGCTGGTTACACCAAGTATGAAATATCACCTGCAAAACAGTCTTATGACGGTGGCAATGTTGCTCATCAGCACTATGCTCCCAGCGACTTCTTCTTAGGAGTTCGTGATGACGTACCGTCTCCTAAGGACTGTATAGTAGGTATAGACGTCGATTATTATGTCCAAGATTTCTCTAGATTTCTTGGTTACGAGAATCCCGCGCTGTTTTTTACTTTCTCACCATTAACAGTTAGCGGGATCGACGGAGATTCACCTTTCCGTATTAAAGATAATCGAGTCGTATATCAGGTCGGAGGAGGAGGAAATTGGGAACATGAGGTCTGGAATTGGTTTGCCTACGGAGAATTCATCGAATTCCCTTATCAAGAACGCAGCTGGATCGGACGGATTCGGTCATGGGTCCTTGGTGCAATTGGTGTGCGCAAACACATCATTCACAAGGTCCATCACGCCCGTCTGTGGAAGCAAATGCCAAATCGTGGATTGGTTTGGTGCTTGCCGCAATTCACCTATTGGAAATTCAGCTGGCTGCCATCCGAAATGAATGCAGCGCGTAGTTTGGCCAGAGTCAACTACAAGTGCGCCAACAAACCCGGTTGGAATGCCATCATCGATCAGTCATCAGGCATTCCGAAAATAAGCTTCGGTAGAGAAGACGAGGACCTGCAGGTAACCATCGACAAGTCAGTACATGATTTGTGCATGGGTTGCCAGACCGGTCACTCGGTAACCGCCCGTTTGTTGTCTTTACAGATAAAGGAACCCGTAGCCATGGCCTTGCTGGGACAGTACTATCTCGGCAAGCCCATTGAACAAGCAAACTTTGAACGTGTTGGAAGGTCCGTCCAACCACTAGTCCATTGGCCAGCCTCTTTTGAAGCCGATGAACCAGAAATATCAGCTCGTGCTTACTCCCATCCTGTCGTCGATGATGCGAACATGTTTCCGATGATTAAGAGATGGGAAAGTCTTAGTGACTCCCTTGAAGCTAGAGTCACGCGAGTAGCAAATGACAAAACTCCACCCGCGCGCTATATGCAATTAGCCGCCGAGTTCGTTGAGATGGTCGTTCCCAGCCCTGGTGCTGGTACACCTTACGACCTTGAAACAACAGCCGGGATGCTCGATAAACCTTCGCAAGTGTTGGCAGTTAAACAAATTTGGGAAACTGCTGACGTGGAAGTTAGGCGAATGATCGAGTGTTTCGTTAAGAACGAACCCTGTCAAAAACCCGGCCGCATTATCTCGTCTTTTCCAGATATGAGATACTTGTTGCGGTTTTCCAGTTTCAGTCTCGCTTTTCGAGATGAAGTTTTGCACTCAGAGTTACACGAGCACTGGTTTTGTCCAGGCAACAACCCAAGTCAAATTGCAGAAAAAGTAGTACACTACGTTCGTGCAGTTCAGGAACCCATTGAAGGAGATTATGCGAATTTCGACGGCACCGTTTCAACCTGGTGCCAACGAAATGTCATGAATGCCGTATATCATCGCTATTTTCATGAATCACACCAGAAAGAACTAAGAAGTTACACCGACATGCTGGTATCTTGTCCCGCACGCTCAAAGCGTTTCGGATTCAAGTATGAAGCAGGCGTCGGAGTAAAGAGTGGTAGCCCCACAACGTGTGATCTGAATACTGTGCTAAACGCATTCATACAATACGCTGCAGTCAGGTTAGCTGACCCCCATTTACCGAGAGAAGACGCTTTCAGGCGTATCGGCCTCTGCTTTGGAGACGATTCGCTGTTTGAGAGACAGTATCAGAAATGGTTTTGCATAGTGGCAAAACACCTCGGAATGGATGTCAAAGTTGAAAGGTACGACCCTGCAGCCGGAATAACTTTCCTAGCGAGAGTTTACCCCGACCCCTTCACCACCACCACAACGTTCCAGGACCCCCTCCGCACATGGAAGAAACTGCATCTTACCACGCGTGATCCCAATGTACCAATTGGTGACGCAGCAGTAGATAGAGTAGAGGGATACGAAGTAACCGACGGATTGTCACCAATTGTTGGTTCCTTCGTCAGAATGATAAAGCGAGTGTATAGTACTTGCAATACCTTGGAGGTAAGAAGAAAAAGAAAGAGTTGTGACAAAGAAAAGCCCTACTGGTTAACCACCGGTGGGGCTTGGCCACAAGCTGAAAAAGACGTCGAACTGATGTTCCAAGTTGCTGCCTATAGGTGCGGTACCGACGTCGAAAAATTGCGCGCATTTGACCGCAAGTTGCAGGATAGCAACACAGCTTGGTTCGAGCAAGTGATCCCCCGGGAAAGTCAGAGTCCCTACTCTGGGACGCTTGCACCCGATGGGTTACCCCTCGGAGACGTGGACATGCGTTTAATTCAACATGAACGCCAAACGCACCATTCTCGAAGCAATGCAACAATTGCCAAACAGCTTGCAAGCCCAGCAAAGTCTGTTCAAAGCAAGACTCGCAATGATCCCAGACGTGCCATCCAAAGTGGCATCGGATCTGGCCAACTATCAAGCCATGCTAAAATCAATAACGGAGAAATCTCAAAAAGCGCTCGACAGCCTAATCAGCAAACCATCGATCAGAGCCTTTTTCGCCAGCGCAGGCGGTCCGGCAAGCGAGGAGCAAGTGAAAGATCTCAGCAACATTCTGCAAGGAATGAGCGCTCTTTTCAGCGAACTCCAACCAAGCCTCGACCGCATTCTCCAACGCGAGCCCGAAATCCTTCAGGAATCAGCAACCCAAACCAACCCGGAACATCAGCCGGAAGCGATCGTAGTCGACACCAAAAATGAGTCCTACATCGAACTTCGTGACGCTTAATCGTCACCCCAGGGGTTAGTAGCGTGC